GCGGATAGAACATTTAAAGACCCTATAGTAGTGTCTTGTGATATGAAAAGTCATGATTCCAACTAGCATTACAATAAGCTAAGAATGGTTGATTGTCCTTTGTATAGGATATTGTAACCTTTACGATTAACAGATATACCATTGTGTTACCATAACCATTTTTATGAATTGTTGGAAAACCCTATAACTCAATGTGTAGCGTATGGAAAATATTAGTCCAAACGTAAAAAATTGTTGGAATTCTAAATTAAAGGCACGGTTAAATCAGGAGATCCCACTTATACAACCTTTGGTAATACTTTTAGAATGATACTGGATCTTAAGTTTATTTAATTATAAGAGAAATTAAAGTTTAAATTTTTTGTAGCTGGTGATGACTTATTGATGATAGTAGAGAATTAACATTTTGATCAACTATAAGAAGCATTTTTGAAGTATTTTTCCTTTAATGATTATGGTGTTCACGGGCTAGGATAGTAAATGAAAAAACTAAATAATTTGGGTAAGACGGGTTTTGACTTTCTAGGTATGAGAGGTATAGTTACAGATAATGGGTTAGAGTATCTGCCTAGAGTTGAATAGGACGTGACTTTGTTTACTAGAACTGATTCATAAATAGATTAAGAATTATTGAAATAGTGTTAATCAGAAGCTTTTGCCTAAAAACCGGATTATCCTCATATTATAGCAATTAGACGTTATATGCCCGAGCCAAAAGGAAGTTATTCTTTATTGAATTTGTATTGGAGTAGAATAGGTACTTATTATAGAAGAATTTATATAGAGCTAGAAAAATATAGTAGTTCGATCATGGATTAAGATCTGATAGGAGTTTTGTTATTTAGATAAGGCACTTTAAAATAATCTGGTTTTTATAATTTGATCAATTAAAAAATATAGTAGAATGAGAGTATGGGTTTACCAATTAGATAAGTGTTTTAGGGTATAAAAGCGTAGAGAGAAAACCTAGCAATTTCTCCTCATAATACGAATTTAGTAGGTTGTGGCAATTATTAAAATAATATAAATAAAATGAGCATTAAAAATAAGAGATATAAGAAAAAGGTGGATATATAGTAAGATTAAAAAATTGAATAAGTTTAAAATTCATTAAATAAGAATAATAATAGAGATAAGAATTTGTAAAATTAAGTAAATAAATTATCTAAAAAACTTAAGCAAATTAGTATACCATAAACTTACCAACGATAAAAACGTAATGGTTTAAAAAATAAGAATAGTAAGAATTTTTAATAAAGTGGTAAGATGTTTGCTTCATATCCGGCTTCAGTTTTGAATCCTTTTAATACTTTGGCTGTTAAAGCACCTTTTGATTTTCCAGCTGAAACTGCAGTAATGGAATATATTCATGAGATAACGTTAAATGCCACTAATGCTAATGGTAGTGGTTGTATGGCACCAGGATATGGAGTTTGTGTTACCATTTTGCCTCATGCTATGGACCATGTTATTTAAACAGGAGGAACCACTCCTATAATAACTTAACTTGCTTAACTTGTTTAATGGACATCAGGTTTAGGAACGTATGCTGATGTAATTTATAATACTTCAAGTCAGTTAGCAAGTACTTAAGGTTACGCTAATTCACCTGCTAGATGGGTGTCAGCTCGACTTTTAAGATGTGGAATTAAATTAATACCAGCTGATAGTAATTATGTAAAATAAGGTATTGTTCAGATAGTGTAAGTACCAGGGAAAAATTATATAATTAGTACAGGCGCAACGACCGCAAATGTGACATTGCCTTTGTTATCTAGTACATAGATGAGGTAATATAGTAATTGTTATGAGAATGTAAATAATAGTACTGAAAAAGGTTATCACTAGTATAATTGGATACCTTTAGATCCTTAAGATTATATTTTTGAGAGTGACTAAACTAAATCAAATGGTTCTATTTCTGTATCAGATAATGATGGATCTGCTTTAGCTAATCATTGTAGAAATTAAATTTAAATTTTGGTTAGTAATTTAACAGCAAATAGTACTTTTAGGTTAGAAGTTAAGTATACTTATGAATATGTACCCACTTTCGGGTTTAAAGTTTGGACTTAAACTGGTTCCATTAGAGCTAAGAATTCAGAGGGTGAATTGTTAAAAGATATGGTTTCAGAATAACCAGCAACTGTTTAAACATTAGGTGATACTTTGAATCAAGTAGGTAATAAAATTGTTGATACAGGTGGGAAAGTTTTAAATTCTGCATTGGGATTAGCAGGATAAGCTACAGGAGCATATATAAATGGCATGTCTTAAAGTGTATTCTAAAATATGATGTTGAATAAAGGTATTAGACATGAAATGTTATAATTTGTTTGAGTGAGTTAATTGCATTTTATTTTATTTGTTTATTATTTATATTATATTATGAATTATATTATATTATATATGTGTATTAGTATTATTTTCTAAATTTTAATAAAATAATTTAGCGTTTTTCAAACCAATTTCGAAAAATTTGGTTCGTTTATCAAGTAATCGTAGACTTGACGTCCGCTTGAAGCGGTTTCTATTGCGAAAAAATAGTTTTGGTTGTCCTTGCCATAAGAAATGATAAGGACTAATTTGAGGTTATAAATTCAACCGACAGTATATTTTTGTCAGATATATGGGGCTTTTTGACACCTTAGAATAGGTAAAATCTCGTTTAATATTACGATAAATATTCGTTTAAAATTGATCGATAATCAATCTTAATTATACTTTATGGAGTATAATTTCGTATATAACTACCAAGATTATATGGTCATTTTGGTAGGTTGGTTGGTTATGGCACCAATCAATATGACTCGAGGGTGGTAATTGATGTTTAACTACATCAATTACCACCCTCGAGTCATATTGATTGGTGCCATAAACAACCCACCTACCAAAATGACCATATAATCTTGGGAGTTATATACGAAAAT